CTAATTTTCTTCAACATATGTCGATTTGTGGATGGGAAGTTTATTGACTTCCAGCATGATTTTCTGTGCCGAACCATTCCCACCCATTTTTTCATAAGGTTTATAAAGGTAATCATTGAGGTTTTCATACTCGTCTTGAGTGATCCATCCTCGTTCGATATAACACATTCCAAGATACACAATCCGGTCATGCGCTAATCCGATGAGCATTTGAGTTTTTACATCTTTCTTTTCGCCTCGTTTCTGGATATACGCCCAAAACCCAGAAGAAGCTATGACGGCGCAAACAATTGTTGCTACCATTTGAAACCATGGCTCCATTTTAGCATCCTCCAATATTTATTTGATTTTGTCGGTTACAACGATCTTTTTGTTGACAATCGTAATCGATTTTTCAAACAAATCTTCATAGAGACCTATTAAGTTTTTCCTTTGCTCCCTGGATAAAAGCTTATAGAAGCCTCCCATCCAGCCTCGAAACATGTTCTCTACATTTTCATACGAAATCTCCTCATTCTTCACCTTGACAGCGAGCTTCTTGAGCTTTCTTCGCATCGTAGTAACCCGCTTTGAATTGATTCGTTTGATTATCTTTCCGGAATCCGTTAAGCTATATTTGATTTGCAGAAATTTATAAGTGCTGGAAATCTTCACAATACGAGTTTTCTTCTTATTGATATGGATTCCATACCCTTCTGCAATCCGATGAATATTATCGAGCAAATCCAACAATTCCTCTTTACTCGGATTCATGATGTACCAGTCGTCCATATATCTTCCATAGAACTTCTGGCTCCTTACATATTTGACGTAATTGTCAATCCGGTACGGATAATAAATCCCAATTACCTGAGATAGCTGATCTCCAATGTTTACCGATTTTTCCATCCACTTCTCGCCAGTCAGTTTGGATTTTGGAATATTCCTATACTCCAGCTTATTGAAAGTATCGGACATACATCTGGCGTATTCTTCATCCATCATGTAGGAGACATCGATTTTGAATCCATCGAAAATCTCGGTCAGTAGCCAATCAATAAATTCATCATCGTCAAACAGCTTTAAGAGTTCTCGTTTGGCAATCTCATGAATAATATTGTCGTAAAACTTGGAAAAGTCTCCGAACAATATCCATCCTTCATTTCCATACAACCGATAGTATTTACGGAGATGAATTTCGAACCTGTCCCGTTGATGGGAGATACCTCTTCCTTTAATCGAGGCGCAATTGTCATAGATAATATGCTTCTTTACTTCTGGAAGCAAAACTTCATCGCATAAGACATGCCGAATAATGCGATCCCGAATTTGAATACTTGTAATAGGTCTTACTCGGCCTCTCTCAAACAGCGTAAATTCCTGCGTCGGTCCATTTTGAAGGGTCCGATTCATCAGGTCCTCTTGAATGGAAAAGATATACCGAAGAAAGTTCATCATGAATTTCTGTGTAGTCTCTTTCCATTTGCTGGTTTTGACAGAAACCTTGTAAGCCCTATACAAGTTATTGGCGTCACAGATAATCTCCTCGTAGTTCATAAATCATTCACCGTGATAGCAATACTTACCGTAGTAAATTGCGTCCGGCTTTGCTATTTATCCATTCGGAAAGGACAATGTCTCCTTCTCTGTTGGTTAGGCAGAGAATCCGGACGAACTCCATTAGAGTTCGAAGCGTTGTTGTAGTTCGTATTGCCATTGTTGTTCACATTAGCGAAATTAGCCGAAGAAACGACGCATAATTAGACATTACCCTCTTAACTGTGACTTGATTCGGTTATCTCGTTGACGCCACTTCTTTATCAATCCGATTTCTCGGTCGATAGCTTTAACATAGCGACTGTAGAGATTAACGTCCACTTCGAATATCTCAACGATTCGTTGCAGCTCGTTTAAGAGTTGCTCGCAGTTTACTATGGCTGTATTCTGATAATCTCTTCTTTTCTCATATTCATGCAGCGTAGTCGGATAAATAGAATTTGCCGCTCGGACATTGCTGGTTAGCATGGAGGCCAACTGATCAATACGATTTTTATAGTTAAGCATCAAATATCTATATTTTGAAAAGTCCTCTGTTGCATCCTTTCCGTGAGCATATCTTACACGGACAAGCTGATCCAGATCTTTTACTCCGAAACTACGCTGCATAAGGTCAATTAACATATCGTGTAATTCGATTGAATATGTAATTGCCTCAAATTTGGATTCAGTTCGATCACTTACAAGGACGCTCATGCATAGTCCTTATCCGTGATTTCCTTGAATTCCTCTTCTGTAATCCAATTCATTTTTACCGCATTACGAACACGGGTTTCGTTCCACATACCCATATTGTAGTACCGCTTTACTTTATCGTAATTTTTGCTATGTTCTGCCATTTCTATGATCCTCCCTTACAGTTCAATTTCGGACATCATGGCAACATATTCGATATCCGACTGCATCTTGATAAATGCCAGCTCAGTTTCGGGAATATCCCGAAGTACAAACCAGTATTCTGACCCCACTTTGGAAATCTGAACCAGTTCCATATTAGTATGGAGTTCATCCTTCTCACCATCGTTAATCGTTACGGTCAAAAGATTGCCGTCAAAGATCGACTCTTCAATCTCAGTTGAAGAAATAAAATTATTTCCATTTAACTTCAAATCGTTAATGACTGTACCATCGGTCAGAGTAATTTTATAAATCTTATCACCCATTTTGATTCTCGCCTTTCTTTAGATTTTTTCTCTTTATAGCACAAATAGTTGTCACCTGCGTACGGTTTTTTTTCACGGGGCACAGGGCCCCTGGATTCAGACTAACCAATAGCGAAGACCGGACGAACTCCACGAGAGTTCGAAGCGCCGCTGAAGGTCGTACCGCCAAAGCGGTCCACATGAGCGAAACCAGCCGAAGAAACGACATCTCTAAGCCAGAACGTTGCACGATTTGAAATCAGCTTCGGGACTACTGTAAACAGAGCAAGCTGTGTCTTACCAATGGTGTATCTGTTAGGAACAAATGAACTATCACCAGAAGAAGCGAAGACATATGAACCGTACATCATAATCTCATTAGGAAGTTCCAATGTCGAATCATACCAAGACCCACCAGACGGATATCCGTTTGTGACTGCATTTGTCAAATGTTCGCGATGGGTGAGAATCAAATCGCCAAACGCGCTTGCCGCCAACGTCTTTGCCTGTGCCAGATTTTCAGTGTACATTTTAGAACCAACGTACCCGCCGGTTGTGATGTTTGTCTCGTTCATCTGTGCGTTGTAAAGCGGTTTATCCGGCATAATAACCAGATGAGGGGTAGTGAATGCTGTATCGCCGCAGTTATACCAGTAATCGAAATCCACAATCCTCCAAGTATAGCTGCCGATAGTCCAATAATCGCCAAGGAAGAAACCCTTAAAAGTCCCATTCTTAATGTTGGCCTTCTGCTCTTCAGTCACAACAGCACCAAGATTCTTCCCTCTGTAAATCATCCGACGCTGCTCCTTCGGAATGAAAGCGTCCAGAATCGCAAAGAGTGAATCGTCTGCACCAATGGCTTTGTTTCCCTCAGCCGTTCCAATCAGCAGTTTGTCATCTGCCGTCAAAGTATTGATCTGAGTAAGCTCCGACAGATTAACTCCGGAAATAAAGTCCTGAGAACTGAGAAGCTTAACCAAAGCCTTTGCGAGATCGCTTACAAGGATGGTTTTTGTCCCATTGTTTCCATCGATCAATACAATATTGCTCGAATCCAACGTTTGGACTTTCTCGTAATCCGTAATTTTCATTTTTGACATGTCCTCCTTTTACTTAATACAAAAAATAACGCGGCCGTCGATAGGCTGTCCGTTGCTATCCAGAATCAAGGAGCTGGAATATGCACGAGCCATAATCGGGTCTACGTTACTATCAATGATAGTTCCTTCTGATGAATCGAGAAGATTGTCGTAATTCTCGTATCCATTGTCATAAAGCTTGTTGTACACGGTAAATTCCGTCCGAATTCCATCTACAATTTCTTCCAGAACCTTCGTCCTTTCCTGCAACTCCAATATCTGGTTTGCCAGGTTCGCTTCCACATCTTCCGAAAGAGTATCCTTCAACTGCTGGAACCACTCATCAAACAATGCCTGAGCATTTTCTCTCCACGCAGCCATTTCGGATGTATTGTCATTTGTATACTCGTTAAACCAGGACGCCCACAACTGTTTCCAATAGACGTTTGTCTCCTGCATATCCGCCGTCTGAGCGGCATACCAGTCATCCCACTGTTTTTCCCATTCCAGATAAGATTGCTGGATTTCTTCCGTCTGGGCGTTAAACCATGTTGTCCACTGCTCTTTCCAGAAGGCATTTGTGGCTTCCATATCGGATGTCTCTTTTTCATAGAAGGCATCCCACTGGTCTTTCCACTGCGCAACCAGAGCGTCGATGGACATCATCTCCAATGGAGCCGTTACAAACGGACACTCCGATGTACCAACTGCATTTGTAATGTCTGCCTGGCGAATGGAAGTAACCCCGGAATTCACCCGAATATACGCCAACGGATACTGCCAACGGTCATTTGTACTGATCATCGTTGGTTTCACCGGATTGGTAGCCGGCGTACCTTTGATGATTTTGATTGCATTTGCACGAACCGATTCTCTGGAATCCACTTCCAAAACAACCGCATCAATTCGATTTAGAATCACTTCCGACTGCGGTACAGTTAATGGAAGTAAGGCATCATTTAATGTCCAGGTATGATTGAACCATGCCCGTCCGATTCCGACATTCACCATCATGCCAGTAGATGCATTCACCATCATAGCAGTCCCGACATGCTGCAAAATGCCGTCACGAATGATCCCGTCAAAAATACTGGACATTTGAATGGCGTCGTATCGCCGGTCTTTGTTCTTTGAGTTATAGAACCCATAAGTGACACTCATTTTTCTTCACCCCTTTCCTGCTATTCTACGGTAACGAATGTCGGATACGAATCGAGTCCTTCTTTGCTCTGGGAACGAATGAATTCTGTGACACGGGCTTTTCCTTCAATGCCATATTCATTTACAATCTGTACCATATCTCCCAGGAAGAAGTCCTCCCCATATCGATACATTCTCGTTGTTTCAACCTTACCCTCGAAGGATTTGGTTGCGATGTTTTCGGCCAGATTCTCCAAACCTCTTTGAGAAAGCTGTGCGTTGTACTCAGCGTCCGTCAAGGTTTCATTATCCACGGTCGAAGAAACGTCCCTGGCATCCGTGTAAAGCTCCCTTCGATTCAAACCCGTTCCGGCACCAGACGCACAAGCTACAGTTGTAGTCCTCCGATCAGCTCCCTCTCCCTCTCCAGCAACCAAAGTAACGGTTTTCAAAGTCTTCTTTGATTCCAGATAATTGGTATTGATTACATTCTCAAATTTGGGAGAAAAGATTACGTATGGATTCGTAAACTGATCATAAGAACGGTCTGCGCCAGCATAGAGCTTAAAGACAAACTTGTTATCATCGGACAGCTTGATTCGGAAACCGACATTTTTGGAATCGCACAGTTTTTTAATGGCGTCATACAGATTGTCTCCGGTAAACTGTGCATCTACCGTCAGTCCGGTAATCGCTGGGTCTGTGGATGCCTCAAATATCAGTCCTTCCACCTTTCGGGAAGCGTCAGAAGGATTGATGATGTTCTCATCCAGCAACTTTTTGATTCCATTTTGAAAGTTTCCGCTCAGAATCGTTTGTTTCCAAATAATACGGCGTTCCAGAATGGATTCTAACGATCTTCCCGTGACCGTGAAGTGGTTTCCGTTTTCAGCATCGGACTCAATCTTTCTATCCTCGACAATCATGGTCTGATCGGATTCTTTCAACCATAGATAATAGTCATCTTTCAGGATTTCAAGAACAGAATCGTTGATACTTGTATATACCTCGAAATCTCCATAGGCGGAATACCGCTCCGTCCATATCAGAGACTCAAAGGTATCAAGCACAGAAAGCATTTTCAGAGAAGTATCCAGAACAATCAATTCCATAACTATACCCCCTCAAACGCTGTTCTGTTTTCAATCTTAAACTGCACGTTGGTCATTCCTTCTTCCACCACATAAGCGAAAATATTATCGCCTTTGGATAGCTGAAACCAGTCGGAATCTTTATCCAAGCAGTTTAAAATATTGGTATAGATACCGTTTCGAAGAAGCGTAATTGATTTATCCCCTTTGATAGTGGAGATAATGATTTCATCACCAGCAACCATCCCAGAACCGGTTAGCTGCTCCAATTTATCTGTATCAATACGCATTACCTCTCTCGTCCCGGTATTGTAAATCGTGATATTTCTCACATTTCCGATAGCATGGATGGTAATTACAACGCCGATCTCAGCATCGCCAGAGTAATACACCGTCTGCTCGGTTTCATTCTTGATCTCGCCAAATTCGATTAGGGATTCGGTCAAGGATTCATTGGAAAAAGAAAACTCAAACAGAGGCTCTACCCCATAGAAGATTGTTGTATTAGTTCCATCCGGACCAGCGGAATAAAAATAGGGATCAGGGCACACGATAGAAATCTGTGTTGTCTCATCACTGCTGAAAATATCCGGTTCATTCGATTCCACATATCCATACGTCTCACAAATGTGATTGTCCGTCTCGATGAGAAGTGTTACTCTCTTCTTTATCGGAAAGTATTTGTAGGAATCATGTCTCGTGTCTTCAATCTGCGGATTAAACATCAATTTCAAGGACATAACGATATTTCTGGAATTTACTCTCGCTGAGTTATACAGCGATCCGTCATTTGTAGAGATTTCTGTCGTGTTAATATCCGCTTTGCTCGGTCCCAATCCACTGATAGATTGAACAGCGAACCCGGATTCCTCCGGGAACGCTAATTCAAATCTCTTTGATTCGCCCAAGTAGTTAGTTACAGTTACTGCTCTAATCATGTATTACCCACCAGCCCTTTCATCGCCGAAAATTGATTCTTTGTCTGCCGATAAATATCAATTCTCGACAGAGCCTTAGGCGAATAATTGTTTTGCGTGAATTGATAGGTATTTCCAGTAGGAGAACTTTCTCCATTTTGAACTTCCATCTCGGAAACCCGGTCATTCATCCCAGTGCTGACGGACAATGCCTGATTTCTGCTAAACAGAGTATTCAGCCTTCCAGTCCCTGCTTCCACAGCGGACAGATCAAGAACCGGCCGAATAGTAGGCTGGACATCCATATCAGCGTCCACATAATCTGCAATTCTGGAAATAACGTCATTTAGTCCGTCGATAGAAGATCTGGCAATTTCACGTCCGGCTTTTCCAGCCTTGGAGACATTGTCAATCAACGCGTTTATGAAGCCGACTCCCGCAAAGTTACCGATTCCATAAAAACGTTCAGAAGGAGAATGCTCGTCCAATTCATCTTCTGCCGCTTCAGCGGCTGAGGCTGCCATAGCTCTTGCTTTTGCCTCTGCTTTCCAGGTATTTTCACTGATACCATCGCAGAAACCATCGACCAGGTACGAGCCGGCAGATTTGAACTGGCTATAATAATCTTTGATGGCGGTTATGGAACCACTCAGCGTCGTTGTAAAAGCGGTTCGGAGTTCGCTATCCTTACTTCTCACACCGGCGATAAACTTAACCATGCACTCGCTACCAGTAGAGGTAAACTCAGCATACTTATTTTTAATCACCGTAAGACAAGCACTGATGATGTTTGTGAATGCCATTCGAGCACTGCTGTCCTGTGATCTGACACCAGCAATCAGTTTCACCATTGTCTGGGTTCCGGTTGATGTGAATTCCCCATACTTATTTCGTATTGCAGTCAAACAACCGCTAACGATATTGGTAAAGGTTGTTCTGGAAGGACTATCCTGAGACCGTACACCTGCGATAAACTTAACCATAAGCGTGGAACCACTGGTCTGGAACTCGCCCTGTTTTCCATTGATTGCTGTCAATACAGCCTGAACCAGCGTGGTGAATGTTGTTGTCAGTTCGGATTTCTTTGCATTTGCGCCATTGATGAAGGATGACAGCATATTCGAAGCCGCAGCCGTTACTCTCGATTCTGCATTATTGAACGCGTTGATAAATCCGGTTACACCAGTTTCACCAAGCGTTGTCAACGCAGAGCTGAAAGAAGTCATACCACTTGTATCCAGACCAACCATCCCGTTTGCCATACTTACAAGCCGATTTGTCTGGGTAATTACTCCGGACAGCAATGTTGTATCAATACCGCTGATACTGTTGTAATAATTGCTGAAATGAGCTCCGAACGAAGCCATGTCGCTGCCGAAACTGGCAAGCGTCATATCATCAGAGAACCATCCGCCTTCTTTGGGAAGACTTTTCTGAAGCTCAACAATGGATGTTGCAGCATTGGTCGTGGTAGTAACGATATTTGCATCCACATCCTTCATATAGTCAGAATATTGTGCGAAGCTCTTACCAAAGGAAACCAGGCTTGTACCAAAGGACGCAATATCGTTGTCTCCGGTAAACCAGCTTACCAATCCACCCGTATTCGGTAATGTATTTGCCAGCTCAACCACTGCTTTGCCAGCCGTTGCCGAATTCGTAACAGCCTCCACATCAATGCCTGCAATCGCGTCAGAGTAGGATTTCATTGCTCTACCAAACGGCACTAGCTTCTCTCCGAACGTATCCATGTCGTTCTCTCCGGTAAAGAAGCCAACGACACCGCCACTGTTCGGTACAGTATTTGCCAATTCGATTAACGCCTTTCCCGCCGTAGCGGATTCCACAATCACATTTGCATCCAGACCTTTTACAGCCTGTGAGAACAGCATCATTGCCTCGCCGAACGGTACAAGCTGCTCACCAAACGCATCCATGTCATTTTCACCGGCAAAGAAACCTACCACGCCTCCGGAATTCGGAATTGTGGTCGCCATTTCAGCCATGGCCTTTCCTGCGGTAGCAGCATTCGTTACGGTGTCAGCATCCAGTCCTCTTACGGCATTTGCAAACCCCATCATCGCTTCGCCAAATGGAATAAGCTGGGCGCCGAAAGCACTCATATCATTTTCGCCTGTAAAGAATCCGATAACCCCTCCAGAATTAGGAAGAGTTGCCGCCATCTCCGCAAGCGTCCTTCCGGCGGTGGCCGCATTTGCTACTAATTCCCCATCCATACCAGCAATGGCGATGGAAAAATCACGCATAGCTTCACCGAAGGGAACAAGTTGGGTAGCAAAGTCGCTCAGAGAAGATCCGCCAGTAAGCCAGGAAGTCAATCCGTTCAGAATATCAGCAGCGGTTAGAATAAGGATCGTTTCCGCCAACGCTTTCACACCATCCAGCATGGAAGGGTTAAGCTGTGTGGCTCCTTCGATAAATGGCTGCACATTCGTCATAAATGCAGAAAGGTCTGCGCCAATTTGAGGGAACTGACTGGAGACTCCAGACATGAAACCGCCAACAATGCCACCGACAAATTTGCCAATCGCAGTACCGATTCCCTGAAGAAGATTTCCGCCCTCGCCGATAAGCCATTCCAACCCAGGAATCTGAGCCAGAGCTCCAACAGCCGCCAGAACCAATGCCAATTCCGCGATGACTGCACCCATTCCAAGAACGCCAAGCATAGCTCCAGGCACCAAGGAGGCAACAGCACTGAGAGCAAGCATAATCGCTGAAAGCAAACCAATTCCGGCGATTCCTTTGATGAGTACATTCACATCAATGCCACTCAAGGCGTCGATTACCCCGTCAAAGAAAGCCATCAGTAACTCTACTCCGGCCTTAATCAATTCCGGCAGTTTCGTCGTGATAGCCTGAATAATACCAATCAGAATATCAAATAGCTGCTCCACGATAGTCGGCGTATGTTCGACCAGAGCCGAAAGGACACTGTCAATCAAGACAAATAGCCCATCCACGACCGCTGGCACAGCCGTAACTAGAGCCTCGACTGCGGCGAGCACCAATACTGTAAATGCCTCGGCAATAGCTGGTCCACCATTTGCGATTACTCCTGCTAGAGAAAGGATTCCTTCTCCGATTGATTCGAACAGGAGCGGAATCAGACTAAGAATGCTGGATACTGCCACCACGAGAGACGCTGCTCCTGCTGCTCCAGATACTGCCAAAGCAGAAAGTCCAGTAGAAAATGCAAGAATACCTGCACCTGCGGCCAGACATCCCACTCCCAATACAGCAATGGCGGCCGAAAGTCCTAAAATAGCTGGGGTCAATGGTCCTAATGCAACTCCTGCAACGCCGAGAACAGTGAAAGAACCAGCCAGTGCCACCAATCCTTTAGCAATGCTCTCCCAGGACATATTTCCCAACGACTTTAGAACTGGGGTAAATATCGCTAACGCAGCGGACACCGTAAGAACTGCTGCCGCACCCGGAAGTGCAGTCTTCATCGCATTAAGCGCCACAACAAGAATGGTCATGGAACCTGCAAGGGTTACTAATCCTCTGGCAATTTCATCCCAGGACATTCCGCCCATATTTCGAACTGCTTCGCCAATAATGAGTAATGCCGCACCGACCTCTACCATTCCAGTCGCTTTCGATATCATTCCATTCGGAAGAAGATTCATTGCAACTGTCACAGCCGCCAGAGAACCAGCCATTGTGGTAAGACCCCGTCCAATCTCCCCCCAAGACAAGTTTCCCATCTTTTCTACAGCTTCCCCAAACACAAGCATGGCGGCGCCAAGAATTGTCATTGCCGTAGCGGTGGAAACTACATGTTTCGCATTGGCTGTCACCTTGGTAAATACTGCCAACTCGGTAAGAACTACTGCAACCGCAGATAGTCCTTGAATCAGGTTTGAAGTGTCCAGATCTCCAAACGCCTTAACCGCATCTGCCAAAATATTGATGGACGCTGCAAGAAGAACCAAACCAGTTCCTTTCAGAACTCCCATTCCATCCAAATCCGTGGCCTTCAGGAACAATGCCAGTTCTGTGCAAAGAACTCCGACTCCGATTAGACCTTTAGCCAAAGAACCTACGTCCAAAGCTCCCAAATCTTCAACTGCTCCCACAAGCACTCGAATCGCTGCCGCAAATACTACTAAACCAGCAGAACCTTTTATCAGTCCTTTCGATGTTTTGGAAAGCGCTGTTGCGGACGCTACCAGAATAGCGGATAACCCGGCAACACCGACCAATCCTTTCAGAAGCTCATCCCAGTCCAACCCAGATAATTTCTGAACTGCTCCCGCAAGAATAAGAACAGCGGTGGACATTCCAATCATCGCAATGGTCAACTGTCCCATTCCTTTGATTGCTGCTCCATTCATGATCTTTTCAAAGATGGCCATAGAACCAAGCAGTTCAACGAACAGAACACTCAAAGCTCCCAAGGACACATTTAGCTTCTCGGAATCAACTAAAGACAATGCGACAATCGCTGCGGTCAGGATTGCCATAGCGCCGGCAATTTTCAGAAGAGTTCCAGCTTTCAGACTTGACTGCCATGCTTCAAGACTTCCCTTAACTCCATCCAAAATATCTTTGAAGGATCCAAGAATTCCACCGCCGTTTTCCGTGATTTCCGATAGAGAATCAATAAACTTTTTCACTCCAATCAGAATTGCAGAAAACAATCCGGTATTGATTAAGTCCAAAATTGGGTCAAAACTTGCGGTATCAAATGCTGTGAGAATAGCTTCCCCAAGATTTCCAAACGCATTTGCGACAATGGAACCAAGCTTCGATAGAACCGGGGCCGCCTTCTCAACAATCCCAATAATACCTTCAAACGCCTTCTTTACCAGTTCCCCTAATTTTACAAACGGCTCAAATCGGGTCTGTACCTTATCCGCAAAATTATCGAGACCACTGGTATCAACATTCGCAAACTCGCTGAAAGCATCGGCGACTGTTTTTACAAAAGTCTTTACTCCATCTGCGATTGGTTTTAGGAAATTCCCGATTCCTTCGATAGCTTTGTTAAAGGCATCGGAAGATTTAATGGCTTCATCAATACCAACAATGAAATCTCCAATGCTGGCTGTAAAACCAAGAATCCCGTCTCCGGCTGGAGCTACATATCCGATTAAATCGGCAAATCCACCAACCAGTGCTTTGACACCCTGAAGCCCGATATCAAATAAAGCGAATACCCCTTTGAATGTTCTCTTCAGGTTATTCGCTGTTTCTTCACCTATTTTGAATTTTTCTGTGAGTTCCTGCAATCCGACGGTAAGATTGTACACTTGGTCTCCGGTCATAGGCGGAAAAATTTCTCTAAACGCTTCTTTCATCGGGGTTACAACACTCATTAACCCCTGAGCAGCATTCCAGAGAGCTTGTATAAGGTTCTCTCTCCCAGACGGACGAAGGATTTTCTCAGTAAACTCATCCATGGAGATAGAACCATTTCGAAGCCCAGAATCCAATGATTCGATTTGCTCAACCATTTCGGATGTGTAACCAGCAGCTTTTAATTCCTCTTCAGACATTCCGCTCATTTTATCTTGAAGATTATATACCGCTTCAGTAAGGGTGTCAGAAGAAATGACCCCCTCTTTAAGTCCTTTCTTTAACGCATCCGTAAAGTCTTCAGAATCGGCGACCATCTTATCAAAAGCATCGCCGTTTTTCCGCGCGACTTCTTCTATTGCCTCAATATAACCAGCTTCATCGGCAATACCCTGATCAAGTAGTTGTTTCCATCCAGAACTAAGACCACTACTCAATACTGCATTTCTTGCTTCTGCTGTTTGACTAATTATCCCTCCTATAGAGTTAGATATTTCAGTAAGTAATTCTTTTGCCTCTCCGAAATCTCCAATCAAAATTTCCCATGTCTGGGTCCATCCGGATTGTGCGCTTTCTTTCAATGTGTCCCACAACTGTGTAAAAGTTTTAACCTTTGTGGCCGCATCTTCCGCGGTTTTTGCCATTTCCACAATGTCTTTCGCTTGAGATTCCGAAAACCCTTGTGCGATCAGATCTGCTTCATCATATGCGCCCGCAAACTGTTTCAACGTCTCAGTAAGAACTTCCGTAGTCAACCATCCAGTTTTTGTGAGAGATTCGCGGAAAGAGCCATACATCTCGATAGCATTCTTGGCACCTGTTCCGAGCAATTCCGAAGTCCTGACAAGGGCATCTTGGAATACTTTTCCACCCATTCCAGCATTTACAACGGAGTTCCAGTCCATAAGCTGTACTTTACCAGCAGCTATTGCCTGTGATAGTTGGTACATTGCCGTTGATGCCTGTTGAGCACTCGAACCAGAAACAGCCGCAAGATTAGCGATACCTTTAATAGAATCTACTGAGGTTTGAAGATTTACTCCGGCGGCCGTAAACGTACCGATATTACGAGTCATTTCCGTAAAATTATAGATGGTTTTATCGGCATAAGTGTTTAGTTCATCCAGTGCTCTATTTACTTGCTGTAGATTGGTTCCTTCATGTTGTGTGTTCGCCAAGATAGTCTGAACTGCATTGATCTGTGTCTCATACTCCTGAAATCCCGTTTTAATCGGGTCGATCGTCAGTGCAGAAACAATATTTTTACCAGCATTTAACGCTGAATTTGTGATGTTTGCCAGAGCCGTAACCGCCATGACTTCCAACGCTGAGAACCGCATCTTTACCGTCTCAACTGCATTGGAAAGCGGAGTCATATTGCAGTTTTTAGCTGCGGAATTCACATCTTCCAATCCTTTGGAGGCACCTTTGAGATTTAAGCTTTTTTCGAGCTTTTCAATTGTCGATATACTGGTCTGAACATTCTGCTCAAACTGCTTATTATCGAATCGCATTTCAACGACTCTTTCGTCAATTGTTGTACTCATAGCTTAGTAACCTCCTTCCATGCGTTATTTGCGATTTTGTCAAAAATAGGCTGGATAGCAGGATTGATATAATCTCGCCCCTGTACCCAGCCGCCGTTTCGAGTCCCATGTCCGTACTGCAAAATAACAGCAATTGGAACTCCATTTTGAACATTTGAATTATGGAATGAAATCGTAACTGAACCTTTTCGATTCTCGATTTCGTAATACCAGGAATTCGCCGTTTCCCCAGAATCTACCGGTGTTGCAGACGCAAGGGCGGCTACTCCCTCTTTACCAAACTTATCCAGGTCTCCAATATGAACCGCTTCTTTTGCTCTTTCCAGAAAGCGGGTCAACTTGGAGAAGTCACCCTTTTGTCTGAAACTTATCATGGTATGTCCTCTTTAAATCCGAGTTGCATAATCCAGGGAAATCCATCCGGCACCGGATTTCAGCTTACCCCATCCAGCATCGGAACCGGCACCGCTCTTAACTTCGACAATGGTATATACGCCTTTCGGACAAAAACCATTGTTTCCGTAATTCGTTCCAGGGCCTTTGCGGATATACAAATCGGGAATGTCTACCTGAACCAGAAAATTACTTGAAGGTTTTTCTTCTGATTCGCCGGAAGCCGCACCTTTATAGGTACAATAAGCCTCATGAACACTGATCCATCCGGCACCGGATTTCAGCTTACCCCAGTAACCGTTCTGAATTTCGGTAATCGTATAAGTACCCCGGTCAGTAATCATTCCATTGATTCCATAATTTGTCCCGGGGCCTTTTCGAATGTTCAGATCGCCGACATCAACCTTATACAGACCTGTTTTGTAAGTTTTGGAGGTACTGTCCGTCGTACTTCCGCCAAGCTGAGATGTTACTCGATTCGCAAGGTCTCCCAGCCTGGAATACAGCCAATCCCCAGGACAGGCTTTATTAGCAAACCATCGATGAACCGTGAGGATCATCTCGTTCGACTTCGGACTGTAATTCAGAGATTTATCTTTGTCGCCAAACCAGATTAGTTTTGACTTGCCATTTCTCTGGCAGATATCAACACACAAAGCCACCAGCTTCTCATATACTGCACTTGTCATGGCATATGGATCGGTCATATCACTGGCGCACTCAATTGTCACAGCCCGCTGGTCATTTGCGTTACTGGAAGAACACCAGCTTCTGTTTGCTTCGTCTACACACAGAACAACTCGTCCGTCAGTCCCGATTCCATAATTACAGGACGCTTCTCTACTGGGACTGGTAAAGCAGCCGCCAATAGATTCTGCCGAAAGCTGTCCAACTACACAATGCGGAGTGATTCGGTCAATCGAATGTGTCCTAGCTCCGCTGTGGTTTGGACTTTTTACCGTACAATTCACCAAGCTGCTATTACTCATAGTAATCACCCTTTCGTGTTCCATTTCTTTCTTCGAGCCGCGTTCAATGCCGCATTCCGCTTCATAATTTCCCTGCGGCTATGCTTCTTCGGCGGCCTGCTTTTCACATCGCATACTCTTATCAGAGTGAACAATTTATTGAGATGCCACTTCTGGCATTCAAACGGAATGTTCAAAGCTATCATCCAGTAATAAATGAGTTCCGCCGTAATCTGCTCTCTGCTCCCCTGTGTTTTTTTCTCTTCGAAAAACCGGGTGGCAGTCATAGGAAGTGCGATATACTTATTTACCTCATTGATATTGCTGTTTGTCAGATAGTTATAAATTTCCGGATTTACATTCTGCGTAAGAGTCATGCATTTTACATAATCTATAGTTTCTTCCAAAGTTTTTTCCTGCTTTGTCAGAAACGGCTTATTCCATCTCGATTCCCATTTTGAAAGAGAAACAAGAGAATGCTCCAATTGCAAGGTCTGAGCCTTTGTGTAAACAAACTCTTGCTTCACCTCATCCCAGAATTCTGTGGATGGTATTGTGATTCGGAGCATCTCTTACATCTCCTTTAACTCTGAGCGTTTGCTGCGATTGCAGGAGTCGTTGCAGAATTACCAACATTCATCACTGCGTTCACAAAGTCTGCTGCTGCCTTGTCATTTGTAACCAGTTCCTCGAAGAGAACCTCGTAAGCAGGGGATTCCATAAAGGATCTGGAAATCTCTTCAGACTTCATAAAGCGACGGCCATCCTCACTCTTGACACCGTAAGCCTTCTTAATAAGGTCCTCAAAGAACTCCATAATCTGGCCGCCATCGGCACCGGCGCCAATGCTTTTGAGCTGCACGTCATAGCCGCCCTTAACACTTGTCTGCATCTTTACAATTTCCGGCTTTGACAGATGGAAATAGAAATCCTCTGTTCTTTTAACACCATTCAGATCGATATAGGGAATAGTTTTCTTCAACATAATTTTTTCTCCTTTCAAATAAAAAGAAGCCCCGCACATTGAATACGAGGCTTCCTATAGATTATTCTGTTTCCAAGGTCAGCCCAGAAAGACCATAAGTCTTTGTGACGCTTTCCTCGTTGTGTGTGGTAGTCACCTTGATGCTCTGAGTATCCTTATTCTTGATAAGGAGTACGATGTTCATGTCGTCATCGAGCGTAACAGGTCCTTTGGTGCCGCCTACAAGCTCGACAACTGTTTCTGCTTCAGCCGGCTCAGCTTCAATCTTGAGAGCAAGGTAATTTCCCGACTGTTCTGAAACATTACTGCTAAAATCGACATAACCATCGACATACTTCAGAGTGCCTGTCACCTCATCATCGGAAACAACCACATCACTCTGTAATTCATTTACTGCTTTCCCAAATAAAACAGCCTCTCCGTCTTCAGGCTTAACGGAAAGGCTCATTAAGGGTTTTCCTTGGTCATGATCTCGATTACTTCATCCGGAAGCGGAAGTCTGGGGTCAACGCCGTCATTTCCTTCTTCTGTGGTCGGATCTTTACCATAAAGAATTTCCTCCAAAGCTGCCAAATTCTCGGCATCTACTCTCGTGGAGTCGAAAGTAAGGATTGCTGTAGGTTTCAGCTTCTTGCCTTCGATCGTCTTCGTAATTTCAACCGGCGTTGTGCTAAATTCCCAAGAAAGCGCGATCGGTTCTGGACTATCATTCTTGGTCTGGTAGCCCTTCTCAGACGGCGAAGCCAAGCAGCCATACACCAAATGGAGTTTGTAACCGTAATCATCGGAGTCCACATCATTTCCCAGAATCGTCCGATAAGAAAGACCAAATACCTTCCTGCTCTGCTGGCCGGCAAATACGCCAGGCGCAATCTCCACCGATCCATCACATTCAGAGAATTCATCTGGATAGGTATATGCCTCGATGGTTCCACCAAAATCTTCTGCGGACATCAGATTCAGATACTTGATATTATCCGCATGAATAGGGGAGGGTTCTGCTCCAGAAGGACTCTCCGTCACTGCACTCAGACCATTCCACGCAACCCCCTTGTTGTATTTTCCGCCAGTCTGGATCGGATAAAGGACGCCATGGTCACAACCGGTTTCGTAAAACCGTTCCCCAACTTTATCCCAAACAAGTTTACTCATTGAATTATTCCTCCAATCTCAGAAATACACATTAAAAATGTAGTGATTCAGGTTATCTTTTTTAAAATGCCGGTCGAACCGGCTCATCGGTAAATTCGTTACTTTCTGCACCAAGGACGTATCCGGATCTTTATCAATGACGGTAATGGCATATCTTCGATTAGACAAATATACCCCGTCATTCGCATACGTCTTGTCAATATCGTCAAGGCTATATACAATGGCGGGGTAATTCATCTTAATAGATTCCGGAGGCTGAAAATAACATCGGCACTGTTCGCCTTCTATCGGGCAGGATAATATCTCGCACAATAGTTTGTGAAACAGGATTCGTCGATCAGTCATTATATACACCTCCTACCGTCAGAATCAGACGCGGATACTGAACTTCGACACTGGAAATCTTCCACTTTGCTCCCATGAACTCAACATACCGCATTGTGTGAAAATTCTGATAGGCAAAAGGATCGGCCACAATGCTGATCTCATTGGAAATGTTGATGTCGTCATTGAGCTTATCAGAAGTCTGATATCGACTAGTATTCCGAATCAAATCTCCGAAATACTCTCGCTCAGTGATTTCTCCATCCCAAACACCAGGGCGAACATCCTTTGATACTGCATAGCCGATTTTTCCAAAAAATTTTGCCATTTTGAATTTTCTCCTTTACTCTGTTTCCAAAGTCAATCCGGTAAGCCTATAAGTCTTTATAGCAGAATCTTCCCCATCGTTCACCGTCACCTTGATGCTCTGAGTATCCTTATTCTTGATAAGGAGTACGATGTTCATGTCGTCATCGAGCGTAACAGGTCCTTTGGTGCCGCCTACGAGTTCAACGGTCACAATCGCATCCTCAGAATCAGCATCAACTTTCAAAGCAAGATAGTTTCCTTCCTGCTCAGAAGTATTGCTGCTGAATCCCGTGTATCCGGTAACATACTTCAATGTACCGGTAATCTCGGACTCTCCGACAACAACATTCTCCTGTAACGAATCTACCGTTTTCCCGAACAGATTGGCTCCTCCATCTTCGGGACTAATGGAGAAGCCGATTAAGGGTTTTCCGTTACATCCTCTTCGATCGCAATGGCAGAGTACACTCTGGTCAGAGCGCCGGAGCATCTGGTCTCCAGAAGGGACTTCTCCTGGTTAAAGTCGATATCGAACTGCGTAAAGTGGGTGACTTCTCCGCCCTTCGTAGCGCCCAGAGAGTAGTCATTCAGATTCGTGATGATAGCGAGCAGCTTCTTGGTCTTGCTGTCATCCGTCTTACGGGTCTTGCCCTCGAACTGCTCGGCAGTGAGAATCTCACCCACATTGAAGGCAGACGCAAGCTCCGCCTTGGAAGCATAGATTCTGCGGCCGTTCATATCACGGGCCAGAAGCATCACATTGAGCATATGCGGGGTAATGTACATATCCGGAGTACCGGTACCCTTGTAATGTTCCCTCGCATACAGAACCGCATTGATCATAGCTTCAGCGTAAATATAATTTTCACCGAAGTTTACCCCGGTGTTGGTACCCTGAAGTTCCTTCTTTGCAGCTTCAACATCCAAATCGGCGTGAATAGTGTAGAGGTCGTCGTCCGTCCAGATGGGTCTGATCTTATCCGGATCGATCTTGCCCTCGTCGCCGTCTTCACGGCCGTCACCCAGCATCATCGCAATGGCCAGCTCTTCGTTAAGCATCAGGCGGTCGATGTCATACAGGTACTTCACGTAATCGAAGTCGGTGATGTCAACGATGTCGTCACGATGCAGAGCATTCTTCACATAAACAGTCTGCGGATCGGTGGTTCTGCGCACCAGCTTGAAATTACCGGCCTGCTGCTTCTCTTTTCCTTTCTTGTAGCCTCTGGCGCGAAGAGCGTCAATGCCACGAATGTCTGTCTGGCTGGTTCTGATTCTGGAAATCGGGCTCTTATGTACCTTTCTCATTACATTGGTAATCCAGCCCTGGTCGTTGGTAATGAGTTCAGGTGCGCCCGGACGTACTTCCTGGTATTCCGGGAACAGGCTCGTCACGTTTCCGTCGCCAGTCTGAACAAAGCCGCCGCTGACCGCATCATGCTGAAGGCCATTCTGCTCCGCATAAAGCTGAAGAGCCGTCTGGAAAGTACCAACCTGACTGGTCTTCGCCATCTTAATGATGTCTTCCTGCGCGGAATGGGTCAGAAAGCCACCGGTCTCGTTTTTCTTATCGTTGTCAAACACGTTATGCTTCATCTCGGTATTTCCTCCTTTAGAATCGTCATCATTTTTATCTTCGGGCTCATCGGTTTCCCCGATAGCCTGTCCGATCATTGCATAAACCACATTTTTCTGCTTTTCATTGAGGGTATTAAATACCTGCTCAATTGTCTCGTCATCTTCCTCAGGCTTTTCTTCAGAAGTCTTATCTTCCTTAGATTCGGATTTCTCCTCCGTCTTCTTTTCCTCGGATTTGTCGTCCTCTTCGGCGGAATGATAAATCATAATGTTCTCGTCATATCCGATAATGGTACGGTCTTCTGAAGTCTCGCCGTGAGACATGACGGAATCAATGAAAGCTCCAGGATTGGCTCCGGCCAGAACAAGGCTCAGTTCGTAGATAACGCCATGCACCACATTCGCTCCGGCCTGTTTAAGCTGACCGGCACAAATAGAAAGCGAACGAACGTCTCCATGCTGAACCAGCTTCTTCGCTGCCTGTCCGGATTCGCTGTCATTGAAACTACAGTAGGCATAAACGCCCTCATCACGATTTTCCAGCACTCCATGACCAAGCACACAATTGGGATCAGAATGATTATGTCCCCAAATCAGGGGAACCGTTTGTCCATTCTGGCTCTTAAATGCATCCCTTTTGATGGTTCGACCATCAGTGCAAAGAAGATCGTTTCTAGTGGCCCAACCACTAAAATCGTATTTCTCCATTTTGAAAATCACTCCTTTTTGTCAGTATTGCGCGAAAGCTGCATTGCTACTTCCTCCGTTTCCGCTTCTTCACCGCTTTGTATTCGGAAGCTATCTTGTCAAACTCTTGCTGATAGAGCTCCTCATAAGTGGCATCAAGGTTCTCTTTTGCCGCTTTATAAGCTTCCCTGGCGGCGGTGACAGCAGCCTTTAACTCTGTACTGACTTTTTCTCTTTCTGATTTAGCATTCGCAGAATTATCAGCCCTCTCTTCTTTAGCGTCTTCGGTAATTCGCTTCTTTTTACGACTTGCGGAAGTCCTCACCTCTTCCTTTTCAACTTTCGCCTGCTCACTCACCTTAGCTTTATCCTCGCTGGCATCATCACGAAGCTTTGCGATTTTCTCGTTGCGCTCCGCCACTCGCTTTGCCCTTTCCTCTTTGGATAATCCGGAAGGAATTTCTATCGCCATCAAGCGTTCAATCTCAGCATTTTTCTTTTCGTCAATACGCTCTTTCTGGTCTTCAGCTTCCTCTCCAATATCCTCCAAATCGGATTTTTTACGAGAATCAACCCTACTCCTTCTTGACGAAGATTCCTCGGTAAGCTGAGCATTCAGTTCCTTTAATTTGGCTGAGATCTGCTCTCGGGTTGCCTTAGCCTTTGCTCTCAGTTCAGCAATTTTTTGTTCTCGCTTTTCCTGTTCTTCTTTTACTTTTTCCTTCTTCTCGCTGGTTATCTCATTTTTTGTATAAGCCCAGATTTCTTTACCTTCATCATTGAGCTTCGTTGTAGAACGACGCCCCTTAAGTTCTCTGGTTCTCATATAATATTCATGAGCTTTTACCGGGTCATAATAAGGAGATGCATAATGTTGAAGGAGCTCGTCAATATCCATTAGCTCTCCTCCTCATCATCCGAAACATAGTTTCCTATAATTTCATCAATCTCCTTTTCAAGACCATCAAGCAGCTCATTTACGATGCTGTCGTAATCTGCTCCAGAATCACTTTCACCGGATTCGACATCAGAACCCTCATTTGAAGGCTCAGATTTTGCCTCGCTGATATTGCTATTCTTCAACTCATCGGCTTTCGGATCGTCAGACGGCTTCATGCCAATAATCTGCCGAATTTCGTTGGATGTCATAATCTCGTTTCTTGTGAATTTGTCAGCGATTTCTGACAGATCAGCTACTGGTACAAGTTTGAAGGGGTCGCGGAAGAACAGAATTGATTGCTTTTGAGATCTGGCCGTTTTGGTAAGGAACTTACGTTTCATTTCGTCAACAATTGCTGAAATGATTGGCTCAATAGTACGGTTATAATAGTTCAGCATGGTCTTCTCATCTGCGGAACCATCCAATATGCTCTGAGTGATACCTAACTGGCTGTAAAGCATACTCGTCAGATATTCAATCTGCTTCATCAGATTATTTTCCACAGAACGATTCAACTGTGTGATCCGCTCCGTACCATCGGTATATGCAATACCATATTTAGAACCGGCCAACTGGCGTTCAATCTCGACACGCCTCTTCTCAGCCTGTTGACGCCTTGCTTCTGTTTTAATTACATAGGGAAGCTGGATAATTAAATCGAGTTTCCCCGAACTGCTCTGCTCATCGACAACGTCTAATAAATTCAGCTTCCTTATCAAACGCTGCATCGTTGAGTTCGGCTCATTGATTACTGCATAAAGCGGATTTTCGATAATTGCGACTGTATCTTTTGGAATCACAATATCTTCCTTTAATCCAGTCCGCTCATTGTAAACTCTCGCTTTAATATGGCCCGGAAACCACTCCAGAATCTTTCCAGTACGCATCGACTCGATTTTATATGAGCCCGTAGTATCAGGATCGTCATCCGTATCAACCGGAATAATCGCCACGCAGCCCTCATCAAGCATGGATAAAACAACATCCTGAAGGAAAGCACGTCCCGTCTGGTCAATGTTGGCAGATAAATTCAGACAGTCATTTAACCCTGAAGGAATTTTCTCAAGGAACCTTTCAGAGTCGTCCAGTCGGACGTGTTGGATGCTGATTGAAGCGCAATCCAACGCAATGCGATTATATACAGAGGTAACAATGGATCTCTCATTCCCTCTTGTAAATCTTGGACGGTCGGGTCTGTATGAATATCCAACTCCTATGTCCCGATAGAAACCTGTTGGGTCTCTATTTAAAAAAGCGTTCCAGGCGTGTTTAATCCTGGAACCGATTGAAACTTCCATTTTGAAATCGTCACCTCCTATTCGAAAGCTTCTCGGTTGAGCTTGAAAGCGACAAACGCATCCATCATAGCTGCCACGGCATCAATCTTTGCGTCATATCGCTTTTTTAGCAATTTACGGTTTCCATTCGTATCTTCCATAACAATGCAGTTCCCCATCGCAAAAGTCATAAGTTCTTCATCAAACAAAAGCATCCGCTCCTCAGAAAGTTTTTTTAACTCTCCCAAAGGAACGGATTCTGTCTTAGCACCCTGTATAACCTTTTCGATTCCGAACGGACCATTTTCAGAGGACCACCGTTCAATGAACTCTTTTGCATTGTACGGGTCATATCCCAAGCATCGAACGTCGTATCCAAATTCCGCAATGTGGTTGTCCAAATCCTCGTAGACTTCCATCATATCCAGAACGGTTCCCTCTAAGACAATCAGGCTTCCTTCATCCATAAATTGATCATATTTGATTCTCATTGCTGCCGGAAGTTTCATCAGAGTCGATGAAGAAATGTAGTTCCTGGTTTTCACTCCAAAGGAACCATTCGATAATGGGAAAAGGAACGTAAAAGCACAGAAGTCGTCTCCCTGTGACAAATCGATTCCCAAAGAACAGGGCATTTGCCAATAACTTCTCTTCTTATGGGGAAGGGTTTCTTCGTATGTGAAGTAGTAGGTGTAACCTTCCATCGGTAATCCAAATCTCTTAGCCAAAATATCATTTCTGGCCGCCGGAGATTTTTCTGCTCTCTCCACATCAAGCTGATAAGTTTCATAACTTACCGTCTTACCAATATTAGGATTTGCCTTCAGCCACATATCCGGGTTGCCGACTTCATCAATGGAATCGAGTTTATACCACCAAATGGAAACATGAGGATTGACATAATCACCTTTGAGAATGTCCATCAACTCCATTTTGATTGTGTCGCCGGCTCCGTTTCTCACCGTTCCCTCAGAACTCGTGGCCACGATGATGTAATCATCCAATTTAGACGCACCCTGCTCTAAGGCACCAACCACATCTTCTCTGGTATCGCCGGACAGCCACTCGTCAACGGTAGAAATCTTAGGCCGCAATCCCTGAAGCTTTGCAATGGACATTGGACGTACTTCCAGAAGTGAACCCGTAAGAAAATTCTCGATTCCCTTTTTAGTGGAGGCCAGCTTCATTCGCTTCGCTTTAGAACCAGTCGTATTCTGCAAAGAACCTTCCGTTAGGAATCGGAACAGCGGGCCTCTCGACCGGGTGATTGCTGTACGGAAAGGCGACATCACTTCATCCGCCTGCTTCATCGTAGGCGCTGTCGTGATCTGATGCGTTGTCGAGGTGTCAATATTCAATCCGTAAGATTGAACACAAGTATCATACAAAGATTTAGCAGCCCCTCGTCCAACAATGAGATATTGTTTCTTTATCAGACGCTGCTTGATTCTTCTATTTACATATCTTCCGCCATGTCCATCAGAACTTGGCTCCCACACACTTCGTTCAACGAAGTAGTACCATCCATAAAGCTGTTCGCCCCATAGTTTGAAAGAGTCCAGCAAATTCAAATCAGAACCATCTGTCAATGTCAGTTCCGATTCACAATAAGCAATCCATCCTTCAACAGCCTGGTCATCATAGTAAATACCTGGATTGGCTATCAGGTCGTCAATTCGGTTCATCTCCATAGAGACTTCTTTACAAACCGGTATCTCTCCCCTTATTACGGCATCCCGAAACATGCCGTAGTATTTGGGAACGGCAGTGTTTGATAATGCCATAATTGAATCACCTACTTGCTGGTTGCTTTCTTGATAACCGCATCAATCCCCTTCGTCATGTATTTCGATACATAATTAGTGGCGGTCTGCTTTGCGGCATTGGTCAACACGTCCTGTACAAACTTTCTGCCGACAGAAATTTCTGAACTGGTAAGCTGTTTATACTGCTTTTCCATCTGAAGACGGTTAATCTTTGAACGGAGTTCCGAATCAGACATCTTTTTCACCGCGTCATCGGAACTGCTCTTCTTTCCACTTGCTCTCGCAAGCTGTTCAGGAGTTCTTCGGACGCCCCATTTCATCCCAAGAATCCCGTGATGCTGTAGCAATGCTTCATTACTCATTTTGAATCTCCCTCCTTTGCGATATATGATGTCACTCCATTTGCCGAATTTCCGGTCTCGTAATACGGGACTTCTGTCACCACAATATTTCGATCCAGAACTTTATTCTCGGTATCCAGCATCTGAGATTGAAACGCTTTTGGCGTTATCCTGTACTCGCCGTCGTAGGACTCGTATTCTTCAGATTTTTTCTCATCTGTTTCTGCTGCAACATTCAATCTCCATTCCGCCTCAGCAATCATCTTTTCCATGGATGCCAATACAGCAGAACTCAACGGCGGATCAAACAGTAGTTTCACCTTCATATGCATGTAAGATTTTACTAGCTGCAACTTTGTCTCGTCAGAAATGAATTCTTTCCATGTAGTGCTTTTATCCTGAATGGAGAAGCCTGATGGCGGGCCGACGCCAAGTTGGGTAAGGATCATGAATACCGAATTGATATGTATGATAAGGTCTGAGTCGAAGTGTTCATACTCTTCCGTAATACCCAGCATCTTTTTAATCGATGTCAGTATGCTTTCCATAATCTCCATAACCTCCTCCCATCAATGTTTCCAGGGACATGTATCGTTTTTGCTTCGAACAACAGGTTCTGTGGTGAGAAGACTCTCATCTCCATAGTGAATGGCATTATGTGTTGTAAGAATTGTCGAGATGAGGTACTCCGGGTTTAAAAGGAAATCGCTCCTCTTTAAAACATCCTCAACAGAAATTGGATTTATGTGATGGATCAGTATCTTTCCATATATCTCGTGGCCTTCTATTCCAAGGTCACATCCGTTATCTCTTACAATCACAAAATCACGAACAGATTTCCATTCCATAGAACGATAGAAAATCTGATTCAGATATCGGTCAAACCCAAAAGTATCTGCTCCGACGACTCCGCCTAAACGGAGATACTCATATCGTTCTTTGAAAGTCTTTAATTTTGATAATTCCGAATATGTCCTAATCATCGTCGTTACCCTGTCCGCTGTATATACGAAACGCATTGATGGCGTCCTTATAGAGATCCTTGATTTCATCGGTAGAATCGATGGCTCTCACTTTTGCCCGCAACAAATTGTTCTCTTCCTCCAACCGCTCCCGTTCGAGCTTCTCTCTGGAAGAACCCAGTTTCAGATAGTGAGTAATGACCTGAGAAGAAGCAGTCCCTTCCAGCAATTGCTTTTCAGCCAAGTCAACGGCCAGAGAAATCATCTGAAGCTCCCTTGCTTCCGGAGTCAAAGCAGGACGAATCTTCTTGGAAGAGCCAGTTGATTCAGAACCCTTTGCTTTTCTAGCCATTTACTGCCTCCTTCCCATCTGTTTTTCAATAGTTTCATAAAAGTTTTCCGGCAGTATTTAAAAGAACCCACAAGGATGACTGTAACTTTTTTACCGAAAGGAGAAAAAGAGTAAAAAGAACCACAGCTTATTACTTAGTCAACCTTATGAGCTCTGTTAAATACTGCCGGAAGGTAAAAACATTCTCCGAAAAATACCCCCGGGGAATTTTCAAAGACCGCCGCGATGACGGAGGGGGTGCGATTTTTACTACCCCCCCCCTATACCATCTGATACCTAGATAGCCACCGCATCTCGCGTAACTTTTTTGTAAATGTTTCGGAAATCGTATCTTACGATCTCATCAATTGCTCGTTCAACTTCCAAGTCATTCTCTTCATCGGAGAGTTGGTCCGAGGTTCTGGCAATTCTACCAAGATACGAACATGAATGATAACCTTTTTCCTCATCAAACAGCAACCATGAAGTGAACTGTTCAAATGGATCGAAAGGATTGTCAATGGTTGTAAGCATACACTTCTTCGCCATTTACTTTGTTCACTCCTTTCCATTCAGATACTTCGACACAGTAGAACTGGAAACACCCAAAGCTGCTGCTATCTCAGCAGTGCTATAGCCAGAAGCATTCAGCGCCGCAATACGATTCACTTTGGCAGAGCTAAGGGTTGTTGTTGCACGAGGGGTAGCTCTCTGTCTGACTGTATCTATGTTTGTATTGTTGAGAATCTGGGTAAGCTTGTTCTCGCTGATAGCGCCAGCCTGAATCGCTTCCCATTCACGATCTGTAATCTCGACAGGGGTTCTCTTGGCACCAACAGCAGTACGGGCCGCAGTAAGAGCCTGTTGATTAGCCTTCTTGATTTCGGCCTTTGTCATATCGGGATTGTCTTTCTTCTTGGCAGCCACAATAGAATTTGCTATGGTCTGTGCCTGACGCTCGCGGGGGGCGTTCTTTAAAGCCACATTAAGCTTGGCCATAAGAGAATCAACCTCTGTCTGGTAGGTCTGTTTTGCTGAAGCGGAGTAGGCTATCTTTCCAGTATTAACCATCTCCCGGCGGGCCTGATTAGCCAGGGACTTCATGGTATTCGCATAGTCTGCATACGCCTCTTCCTGCGGTGTTCCAGAAGATAAAGTACGGGCATCCCTGGTTTCTGCCATCTTGGTACTCTTTTGAGTTCGTACCTGGGTCTTTCCGTTCTTATCTACGTACTCCTCCCTGACGCTCTTCCAGCTTTGTTCTCCGGTTTCCTTGTCAATAATCGGGCTTCCTTTCCTCTTCAGCACAGAAGTCTCAGACTTGGCACGAGAAATCAGAGTAGAAGCTCCGCCGTAACCATCATCGTCCTCGTGGGCCTGGTACTTCTTCTTCAAAGCAGTGATACCATTATCCTGTTCGCTCTTTTTGTAGTCCAGCTTATGCTTCTCTGCATCAATGACGACCATACTATGACGTACGGCTCTTGCAAGCTCGTCCTGAGTAGCGCCTTTCAATGTCATATCAGTAATTAAGTTTGAAATCTTACCCATTTCTGTCTGGGTATTCTTCATAATCTTAATCTTCTGACCGCTGCTGTTATAGTAATCGTCACCTTTTTTAACAGTTCCATAAGACATCTTAGGATCAAATCCTTCCAATCCCTTTAATTGCGGAGTGGAAGTAATCTTCACTCTGCTATTAGAAGAATTACACGGAATTACCATGACAGTATCGCCGTCGAAGTCAGCTCCAGAAAGACGGTCGGCCACCTTTTTATTGATGCCAATAGCGTCTGCCGGTGTATTTCCAAGAACTCTTCTTCCTTCTGGCTGTTTATTATTAACAGTTAGGATAGGAATCTCGAAAGTTCCGCCATGCGGATACCGTACAAGAGCTACTGTTTCTCCATTCTTGTAGTTCGGAGCATAGACCTCATTGTCTTTGATAGATGTCAATGGAAGAATGACTTGATACTTCTGTCTGGGAAGAGCGGCTGCCTGTAAATGAACAGCGGCCGCGTCGCAGTCATCAGCAAAAGATTTCAAAAGAACCTTTTTCACTGTTGGATTTGTAAGAGAACAAATCTCATCAAATTCAGACTGCTTATCTGCTGCTGCCAAATTCAACTGCTTCTTTATCAATGTTCTGCTCTGCTTTGACAGAAATTGGGATGGAAGCTTATCGGCCCATTCTCCCCAATCCCCTTCTTCCGCACGTTTGTTGATAAGGGAAAGCTGTTTCTTACCATTTTTATCATAGTAATAACTCTGTCCCCCTCTTTCAGTCGTTGGATTATCCGGGTCGTTGATTCCTTCTTTGATTAAAGAACCAAACGGATTATCGGGATCGTCTTTGATTGGCTTCAGAACATCCATCTTTGGAGTCCCTTTTTTCTTATTGGTGTTGAACATAACATCCACGCCATCGGGAAGGTCATCTGAGTAAACGGCCATTCCTTTGATGTAGTGTGTTCCATCAACCAGAATTCGAACCTGAGCATAGTGGGATTCTCCAAGAGACAGATCATCAACGCCTCTTCGAATTTCAACAACACCATCTTTTAATTCCCCGCCATCCTCTGCATAACGGATCTGAAGCCTTTTTGAGTCCATGCTTTTGGGATAGACAAATTTGGGATCAAAGGATTCTCCATCGTCATGGGAGACATAGTCTTTCAGAGAATTGATATTCTCAAAATCATAAATCTCCTTATGCTCTGTTCCAGGAGGACAAATTACTCGAAGCGTGGTTTTCTTTCCTGGATTCGTTATCTGATCCACTCGACCACCATAGACAGGATATCCTTCCATCTCCAGCATGTAGAGCGCTTCATTCAGTTTCTCCTTAGAAATTCCAAGCTCACGTTCCACACCAGCGCCGACATCGATCATGCCTTTTTCATCAATCTGCTTTTTGATAAACTCAGCAGTCGTTTTGGCCTGGTTCATACGGACCTCAGAATTCTCATTCAAAAGAGAACGGACAGAAGAGTCATTTGCAAACCCCATCTCTTTCGCAATCTCGTTCAGGCTCAATCCATCTTCTCGAAGAGATTTTGCCCTGGCCACATCCAGAGCACGCCGTTCATCTTTTGCTAAAGATTTCTGCGTACGGTATTGCGTGGTGGTTAATCCCATAGCTTTCGCAATCTCAGTATCACTCATGCCCTGACTTTTCAGTTCATCCACTCGACTCAGAAAGTCTCCACTATGCTGATAAGGATTTTCACCAGATCCCCACGGATAACGACCAGAACGACGGGGCATTCCATAGTGCATCAAAATTTCTTCTGCAATCGGATTCATAATTTAGCCCTCCTGTTCTTTGATTTTGTTAATTACTTTGTCGAATGTGATAATCTTGTCCATGATAGGAACGATAGTTTCAGCTGTTGGATTCTCATAAAGAATCTGGTTGTTCTGATAGATCCGAAGTTCCATCTCAATGTCGGCCGGCTTGATTTTATATTCCAAACAAAAAAGAGCAGCGTATATTTCAAGCTGCTCCATGTGCGCCGGAATGACGCCGGTTTTTAAATCGTGAATACGAAGCATACGATTTCGAAATGCAATTGCATCTGTTGTTCCAAAGCAATTCTCCGAATAGAAAAGTGGCTGTTCGGGAATCATTTTGAAACCAATCGCGTCATTCACATACATATTCAATGTTTTCTGAGACTTCGGAAGTTTCTGTCCAAGCGTAATACATCTTGCTGCGAAATCGTGAAGCTCCGTACCTTTTTGAGTCGCAAGGAATTTTGAGTACGATTCTGCAACTTTGGATTCGTCATAGTTAATCCAGTGATATTTGCTTGCGCCAAGAAAGGCGTGTTGCCCTTCAAGAGCCGAATGCTTGTTGAAGATCATGTAACACTTCCTCCTTATTTTCGGGACAAATAAATCTTGAGAATGACATCTCATTCATTCGTCCAACATAATATTCTTGATTTGGTTGTTTCTTGGCGCGAACACTTTTCTTACATTCTAAAGTGGCCCACTTATCGTTATAGAGAATCAGCAAATCAGGAATTCCCTGAATGTGACTTGAATCCAGTTTTGTTACGATGCAGCCTTTGAACATTTTTTTCAGTTCTTGAATCAATTTGTTCTGAAATTCGCTTTCCAGCATAAGTGAGCCTCCTTTCTCCAAAATAAAAGAGAGAATGGCCATTTTAACCCTCTCTCTTCATAACAGTCGATGTATTTTTCGCGCGCAAAAAAGAACTAAATGTAGGCATAAAAAAAGACAGGGACTCGTTTAAGAGCCTCTGTCTCAAAATGCCATTTTCTTTAACTATTATTTCTGAGATACCGTATCAATATCCAAATCAACCATAAGCCGCCTGTACACAAAGTAAGAATTACATCCAGTATCAAACCGGCTGTGCTCCTTTTCTTTTTTCCGCCTTTACTCATCCGACACTTCCTCCTCTATAGATTCTACTTTATTACTACGTTTAAATATTTTTACTGCTCCTTGTTTTGTCTTCTGAACGGCTACAGAAAATTTTTCCTTAGTTCGTTCTCTCGCCTCTTCCTTGGCTCTCTGCGTTTCGTCAAATAGCCTTTGGCTTTCTACAATAACCTCTTCGGGTATGTACCTTAAACAAACAGTCGCACCGATTTTTACGAGCGTACCTTGTTTCGGATTAGACCCTATCACCTGTGAATCAAAACAATCCCTGTAACGTGGATTTGCTTCTTTTATGGTTAATTTGCTTGTAGAACTTTTCAATCCGCAATCTTCCAATATCCTAATAGCCTGCTCCAAATCGATAGGAAAACCTTTATGATACAGTTCCGGTATTTTTATTTTTTCTTCCACTTTATCAGAAGACTTGCTCTTTGCATTATTGATGGCATTTACTACTAAAGGCGTTGCCGCAGTTGCTAAACCAGCCAGCGCACTTATCACACCAATGACATCCGTCGAGCTTTTATTATTTTTGTTGGTAGTGTTTGTTCCCATTGTATATCCCTTTCGATCGAGTAATATATGGGCAATAAAAAAGGTGCGGCCCCAACAAGAGACGCACCCGAAAAAGTGCTCTCCCATTGTTGCCACACAATCTCGACCTAATTACGGGTATGAGTAAAGAGAGAATACACTTTTTACCAAAGCGATTCCCCATAATTAAGTCGGATATAAAATTGTGTGGCATTTACAGTATAGCACAGATCAAGATCAAAGAAAAGAAATTTTTCATTGACTCTTGACTTTTTCTTCAAGTTGTGATATGGGCCTGTTTTCTAAGGTCATCATAGACCATTTTCATTCCGTCCTCAAAGTACACTACTATACTCATATACCCGAACGGACGAAAATATACGGATGACCGCGACAACCTTGGATAAATAGACTTGAAATTTTCATACAAGCTCTCCCAACTAATCTTGCTCATGATTTCCTCCATTTTTACTCGTGGCCAAAAACCCACTTTTTTTTCGTTATTACTATATACTTTTAAACTTTCTATCATAATAGTTGAAGAAAAAAAGTGGGAAAGTGGGCTTTGAGCCCGCAAACCCGCATAAATACTGGGTTTTTGCTGACCAAATCGGGGTTTTAAAAGTGGGCAGAAAGTGGGCAAATGGCCACAAATTTGACCAAAATCGTCCGAATCCTTCCCCAAAACTCCCCACATTTTTCAAAAAGCCCACATAAAAGTGGCCAAAGCCCATTTTTCAAAACCCAAAAGTGGGCGTGATTTTCACCCACTTTCAAGCTTTGTACGGACGATTTTCAATAATTTCTTCTCTGATAAGGTAGGTGTTTCCGGGCAGTCGGCCGGTAAGAATACTGCTTAACGAAGGAGTCTCTTCGAAATTTCTGCAAAGACATCCCATATCGAGCAGGAGAACCGAGACTCTTTTTCTTTTTGTTCTCGGGTGCCGATGCTTCGAATCCGAATGCCTCAGCCAGAGCGTCCGCCATCTCTTTTACTCTCACGGCAAATTCGTCAAACGCTTTGACGAGAGCGTCTATAGTCCTCTGCCAATCATTCATAAATACTCACCTCCAAATCCGCCCGGTTCGTTTATCCTTAATGACGATCCGTTCTTCAATATGGAAGTCAGACAGTTCACACAACGTAAAAATGGTTTCCAATAGTTTATGGAACCGGTCCTCTTCCTGCTCAATGTTTTTCAGTGCTTCATAGGCAGTCGGATCGGAATACCCCTCAGCATTTTTTCGACAATCATTTTTAATACCCATCTCGTCCTCCCCACCGGAATGAATCATCCATATAGGTTGCAGACGAGTTGACCGCCTTTAACACAATCAGTCCGATTAGACTCACCAGTCCGACGATACATGCAATAACTCCCATTACACATTTCATGTTGCTTCGCCCTCACTTTCAACTAATTTCACACCGCCATATTCCCACAAATCCTCTTTCAGCTTTTCCATATCCAGTTCACCATTTTGCCAGCGTTCGTAGTATTCCAGAACCTGCTCAGTAAATTTCGGAATACGCTTTGCATAGGATTTTTTCCAATAATGGTCCATCAGCACTTCTAGCGGCAGAGTCAGGAGCAGAACCATCGCAGCGTTTATAGCATCATCCGTAGCTTCCTGCTTGATTCGCTCCAGCTCTTTCCCTACCTGTTCACGGACGGCCGCATCGAGCTGCGCTTTCGTGAGATTGTATGTAGCGGTCTTTGCTTTCTGCTCTAATTTCTGAGCACGTCTCCTCTCGGCTCGTCCCATCGTCCTCATCCCCTTCATAAATCCAGTTCGTTTTCGCAAAGAACATCGGTATTCCCATAATCAGGGAAAATAAAAAGAACGTTGCATCCCATTCAATCGGGACTGACAACGCTCCAATCAAGACAATCAGGACAGCATAGATTTTATTTTTTATCAGTTTTCGGCTCCACATAGTTACTCTCCTTTATTCTGCTCTTTGGCGAGAATTTTCGCCTCTTCCAACTTCGCATATCCTTTGGCCGAGGCGCAATGTTCAATGCATTTGCAGATCCGAGCGATTAACGCATACAAACAGAAATATGCTAGCAAAATACAAATCAATGTTTCAATAAAAATCATATGTTTATCTCCTTCCCATCAGCATAAAATTTAACTTTTTCTCCAATAATAATCTCCGAATACGGCAGTGTCTCAATCCATTTGCAGAATTCCACCCACTCGTCGAGCTTGTGGCTCTTTCGCATAGGATAAATACCGGCCAGTACTTCATAGTTCAGCATGATCGTTCGTTTCTGGTTATAACTGGTTGGAAGCAACTGGATCATCTGCCACCACACTTCTTTTCTCCATTCGGGATTTTGTTTGATGTTCTCATCAAGATAACCTTCTCGACAAGAATTTAAGTCTTCGATAGTTCTCTTTAAAGAATTGAGACCAGCGACTATTAAATGCTCATGGCTAAAATCATCCAGCGTAAATTCCTTTGCTGCAATCTTATGCATAGTAGAGCAACTATTCGCTACTGTGCCAACTTTATAAGTATCGAACTCTTTCCACCAATAAAGCGGAGCTGTAATGTCCGCATAGACTGTAATCATCCTCCGATACTTTGCATGAGTCGATCCACCGGCTGAAAGTCGCATCATCAAGTCATGATCGGCTTTACCAAGTTGCCAAGAATGATCGTATGTATGATCGCAAGAATCATAATTAGCACAGTTCTCACATCCAATACCATCGTCTCCGCCTTTGCAGATTCCACTATCAGATTTTTCCCAACTGTTCATCGGGTTCCTCATTCCACGAATAACGTGTTCCCAACCCATAACTTCTGCGTTTTCAATTTTGATCATTGTATTCTTTCTCCTTCCTCATTTTCTCCATCTCCGAAAGCGTCTCGTTTTCTTCATCGCAGAAGACAATTTCTGACGGATCAACTCGTCTGACTCCATCTGAAAACTCGACAATGCCAAACATCTTACTAAATATTCCCGCTGGAGCCCCACCCATCAGCGGACTAGCCTCCAAGGGTTTTGAATAATGTTCCCATGCGTGGGAATATCCAAACTTTTCACCAACTTGACAAAGTCTGGTTTTCCACTCCATTTGCATATTAAGTCCTGCCATTACAATTTCTCCTTTCAAAATAGTCCAATTCTTCTTTGAATAAATTGAAGAACTCATAATAATCATCAATGGTTCTGTCTTTCTGCGAGCAAGTGTTTGTTCTTCCGAGATGTTTATACCAATTCACCATCATGCCGCTTTCTAAATGGATAATGTAATACTCGTCCGAATTAGAAAACCAAGCAAACTCATCACAAACGATGGTTCCATAACAGAATGAGTCCATAAGTCTATCATAACCAACAGTCTCTTTTACAATCTCACACAGTTTATCTCTGTCGATATGATACTGTGGTAGAGGACTTAATCGATTTTCATTCATAACTGACAATTTCTCCTTTCTCGCTCTAGCTTCACGTCAATAGCTTTCTGCAAATCTTCAGGCTTAATATCAAAAATAGACTCCAGGAAGTTCAGACAAATATAAGCATCTGCCATCTCTTCCAAGAGTCCAATTCTGTCCCCGTAGCCACGAACCTGTTTGCTGATCTGCTGCTGAAGCTCTGCAAATTCCTCCATCGCCACCGTACATTTTGTTTTCCATGGGTATTTCTGAAGGCTTCTCCGAATAATCCGCTTCCTCTCTTTTTCGGAAAGTTGGATATTACTTTTTAATCCCTGGATAAATCTATTCCGATTCATGCTGTTCTTCCTCCATACAGTCTTTGCAACTGTTATCCGCAACTCCGAAGCAACCGTGACAGTCTTTTTTCTGCTCCTTTTTCAGATTCTCCAGAAGCTCATGATACATCTTTCGGCGCATCTCATACTCGCAGGATGCAATCTCAATAAAGTCCTTTTCGCCTTCTTTGAAATAACGGTTAATCTCTACACGTTCGCCATCTGGCTTAATCACATAGAGAATCCCAACCGTATTGAAGTCACCATTTTTTCGATCGGTAAGAAACTCCTCGCAATACACACGGAACGGTTTGCTCTCCGGAAAATACGGCATGGTAATCGGGAATTTTTCTTCCATTACTCGATCTATCAAGCCGCTGTGGTAGGATACATCTGGATTATCCAAGTTCACACCACAGAAACGGTTGACATCTCTGTACTTAACAGAGCCGTCAGCATATACATATTTAAAGAGAGAACTCATCCGCCGGCTCTGGTAATTCGCAATCTCTCCACGAAGACCACTTCGATCAGAAATATCGCTCCAGGCATCTTCTGTGTCTTCGATAGAAGTGAGCGGCTTTCCTTCAAGCAATCGGTTTAAGATAAACTTTGTCATGCTGATGCTAAATCCGCTGTGACCATCTTCACAAAGACTCCGGAATGCCTTTAATGCACTTTCGTAGCAAGCACATCCGTAATCCCATTCTCCTGGTTTCCGATCAGGTGCTTCGTGTTTGCAGGCAATTTCTACTTCTCTTTCCGCCCACAATTCCATACTGGATTTCTCATGTGAATCGGGCTCTTTGATTTCAGATTCCTTTTCCCAATAGGAGTCATAGTCACCCTTTATAAAATTCCTGGCATGAGCTATATCGGATGTATGTTTGCATTCCACACCCGGGCAAGTATCCCCGCAACTTTTACCATCACAAAGATAAAGAACATCAGCTACTCCGTTTTCCAGAGGCCAGATATTCCGATCATCTATGTACTCATTGGCAAATATCTTTCTGGTATCAGAGCCAAAGTTTTCGATGATTTCCGGAAGATTCTCATTGACTGCGTCAAATATCAGTCCTCGCTCTCTACACCATTCAATGGCTTTCTGAAGCATGTCATCCACACGACAAGTCCAAAGAATCAGTTTATCTCCGTTCTTCTGTCGATCACGAAGATAGTCTATCAACTCTTTATTTGCTTCGCCGGTTTCCGGCCATTTGTTCTCACATAAAGTTCCATCAAAATCTACTGCAATAATTTTAGCTGATTTAAGATTCATACTCTTTTTCTCCTTCTTAATCTTCTAAATTTGTCCATGCTTTTTATCACACCGGTATTCTTGTTAATGATGCGGTAATAGAATTCGGTCTCTTCAACCAGCATCCAGTCTTTACAATTCAGATAATGAGCTGACAAACATTCTTTTTGCTCCCTGGTTAATTTTTTCGGTTGCTTCATGTGGTTTTCTCCTTGCTAAAGCTGGTCTTCTTTGATTTAGGGAATACCAACTTTTGATAAAGTGCTTTGGCCTCTTCCCCCTGATAGGCATTGATGATTTCAACTTTTCCTTTCTCCTGCTTTCCGATAATCAGAACACCAACATCTTTTCCGTGGGAAAAATCCCAACTCACAATCACGCTATCTGTTGATTTCATTTTTTCTCCTTACACAACAAAAGAGCCCCATATTGGGACCCCCTTGTGAAAAATCATTTTGCTCGCTTATAAAATCTCGACTGACTGAATTTCCAATGCTGTAAATTCAACCGGGTTTTCATATTTATACCCGTCGGACTTTCGAATGAGATTCTCTAAAATCAAAGCTTCCACTTCTTCCGGAGCATTATCCTCTGCAAAGATATAGTCGGATACATACCCCTCGAAGATTTCGCCATCTTTATCAGTTAGTCTTACATTTTTACCTTCAAACTGTCTCAGATTCATATTATTGGTTCTCCTTTCTTGGGTACACATGACTTCCCGTTTTAGAATATGTAATGATTCCTTTATTTGTCCTCGTCTCTAATCCTTCGGAATCTACATGT